ACGAACTGATTCAACCCATCCTTCACGAGTATCTGGAATCTCATAAATAGATGCTGGCTCAGTCGGTGCATAGATAGACATCTGCTTGTCTTGTCCAAGGGTATCAAATCCAACTCCAATACCTAGCATTAATGCATCCATTACCCAAGCAAATAAAGCACCAGGGTCATTACGATCAATGTCTCTTGTTGAAACCATTGCACAGTTTTGAAGGGATGCTGAGTTACGCTTTTCCATAGTCATAGGTGTTCCAAATGCCCATAGCCCACGACCTGGTGGTGTCCACTTTAATTCAAACATTCTTTGGAATGCTTCTTGTGCAGACTTCTGAGCCTTATTATCATTCCATGGCAAACGATTGTCTTTAGCATGGTTCTTTTGAACTGAATACATACCCTCAATTACACGACGACAAACCTCATGCCAACGTTCTTTTGTACCGTCTTCTTTAACACGAGAATATGTACGAATAAATGTAATCTCTCCTAATGAGTTAGATCCAGCATCTGAAAATCCAAACGGGGCTGGAACATTATTATATTTATTTACAAAATCTTCTGATAGACGAAACGAAAAAACTTCTGACATTTATTTACCTTTCTAAGCAAATTTAGATGAGTACTTTGAGTTTTCCAAAGTGGTCTTAAGTATATCATAAATTTACAAAGAAAAAAACTCCACTTTATGCGGAGTTTTAATTCTTTAACTATAAAGTTAAGGTTGAGTGCTTTTAATTAATTAAAGTGCACCCATAATTTGCATTGTTTCAATATCAACTTCATATCCATCAGCATCTAGTGTCGTGAATTGATCTGAGCGAACTTTTGTAAGTCCAACAATTGTTGTTACTGTTGCACCAGAGGCTATTGATGTTGAACCAAGTGTTGGTGCTGAGTATCCTGATACTGTTCCCCAAGAAAGTGTTCCTGAGCCATCTGTTGTAAGATATTTGCCAGAGTTAGATGCCTGGTCTGGAAGAAGTGCAGTTGCTGCAGTCATTGCTGTAGTTTGACCAGTTCCACCATTTGCAATTGCAATTGCTGTACCAGTCCATGTACCAGATGTAATTGTTCCTACAGATGTAAGAGAAGATCCTGTAACTCCAGAACCAAGTGTTGATCCTGAAAGAACTGATGTGCCATTAATTTTATATACTTTACCAGTTAGCAGATTGAAGTCTTCTGATGAAGTCCAGGCATCTGTAGCATCTACCCAGTTTAGTGTCTTATCTGTTAAGCCCTTTAATGTGATACCGCCACCATCAGCACTTTCATCTGATGGAGTTGTTACATCTGCAAGAACGATATTCTTATCTTCAACAACTAGGTTGGTTGAGTTGATGTTTGTTGTGGTTCCGTTAACAGTTAGGTTGCCAGAAATTGTCAAGTTAACTGCTGTTGCATCTCCAGTAAGTGCTGGGCCTGCTAGAGGAGCCTTAGCATCCACCTGTGTCTGGATTGCTGAAGTAACACCATTTAGGTAGCCAATTTCTGTGTCAGATACATCTGTAACTCTAAGTTGAACTGTTCCAGTTGCATCAGGGAAAGTGATTGTTCGATCAGCCGTAGGATCTCCTGCTGAAAGTGTAAGTTCATGAGCATCTGCTGTAGAACCTTCCATTACGATTGTTGAAGTAAATACTCCAATGTCTGTAATGTCTGAAAGGTTACCAGTTGTAATAACTGTTCCTGTTACATTTGGGAGGGTAATTGTACGATCAGCGGTTGGATCTGTTACCTGAAGAGTGGTTTCATATGCATCTGCAGTTGATCCCTCAAAACTAATACTTGTTCCAAAGACAGGAACCACTGTTGAGTTAATATCAGAGAAGTAGTCTAGGTTTGCCCAGTAGGACACTCCATCACCAATTTTAAATTTGTTTGTGTCTGACTCCCAGCCGATTTCTCCAGCATTTAGGATTGGACCATCACCTGCGTTAGAAGATATCCACTGTGATGCGGTACCTCTACGTTGTTGCATTCTTGTTGCCATTATTTACTCCTCCATAGGTGTATAGTCATATTATATCAGTTTTTAATTAAATACTTCTGTTGCAATACCGCCATCATATGTGGCAGCCCAACTGTTAGTATTATAAAAACCAGCATCTTCTTCAGATCCAGCCTCATTGTAAAATCCTGCATCTTTAAATGTACTTACAATAAGCCCTGTTCCACCAATTGCTGTATCGTGAATGTGCTGTTGAAGTTCAAGAGTATCTTGAAGCAATGCTGTTGTATTCCATTGACCATTGTAATAAAATAAAAGTCTATTGTTCTGTGTATCAATAAAAAGTTCACCATTTGATGAATTTTCTGCGCTAGGGGCTACAGAGCCTGCGGTGACAAGAAGTTCTCTAGCGTCTACATATGCCTTAGTAGCGGCGTGTGTATTTTCGGTTGGGGTGGCAACTGTGACAGGTGATCCAAAAGTACCGCCTTCGGCTACAGCGAGCCCATGCTTTACTCTGAAGTCTTTATTTACAGTTGCCATTCCCAGCCTCTATTCTATTATTTATGCTTCAATATAAATCTTGTGAATCTTAACAGAAGTGTCTGCTGCTGCTGCAGTTACCTTTAGAACAACGTTTGTGCCGTCATGGACAGCATCTGTTGTTCCAAGTTGTGCATTGCTAATTACATCAGCATACTCTGTTAGATAAACGTCATTTGTTCCGTTAACTGCAACAAGAACTTCAAGAACTTCAATATCATTGCCCTTTTTCATTTGAACAATATACTTAGCAGCAGAATATGTTGCTGATGGCCATGAATCAATTGTAGTTGCTGATGTTCCAGCAGTTGCTAGAGCAGAACCAACAAGAGCATCTGCAAAAGCAATGCTTGTTGCTGCTGCTTCACCAAGAGTTGGTGTAACAAAAGTTGGGCTAGTAGTAAATGCTACTGTTCCAGAACCTGCTTCATCAGTTAATGCTGCTGCAAGGTTTGAAGAAGATGGTGTAGCAAGGAATGTTGCTACGCCTGTTCCAAGACCTGAAATACCAGTTGCCACTGGAAGACCAGTTGCATTTGTAAGAGTTCCTGCTGATGGAGTTCCAAGATCAGGAGTTGTTAGTGTTGGTGATGTCAGTGTCTTGTTTGTAAGAGTTTGTGTACCTGTTAGTGTTACTACTGTTGAATCAATATCAAGAGTGTTTCCAGTCTTGTCTAATCCTGTACCCGCAACAATTTGTCCAAGACCAGTAAACTGTGTGAAGACAAGTGCTGTAGTACCAACTGTAACTGAACCATTATTTGTTAGTGTAAATCCTGAGTCAGAGTTTACTGTTCCTTGTTCTACGAATACCGCAAAGTTTGCAGTAACTTCTGCACCTGCATCTGCATCAGTTGAACGATCTGGGGCACCAGATACCTTAACTACGTAGATACCGTTTTCTGAACCAGTTGACTGATCCTTAACAAGAACACGATCTCCAGTAGCAAGAGTTACGCCATCAAGTACATCTCCATTTTCAAGATCAGAGGCAAGTGTTACGTTTGCAGTTGTTGCTGCCTTTACAGATGCCTTCCAGTCAATACCTTGAACCGTTGTATCTACATAGTTCTTAGTTGCTGCATCTTGTGCTGATGTTGGATCTCCAAGACCTGTAATCTTAGATGTACCCATTGCGATTGCACCAGACATTGTTCCACCAGCAAGTGCTAGTTTCTCGCTAAGCGATGTTGTTAAGCCATCAACTTTAGATTGAGCAATTGCTGCTGATGCATTAATATCAGCGTTTACAATTGTGCCATCTAGAATCTTTGCTGAAGTTACTGCTCCGTCTGCAATCTTTCCTTCTGTTACTGCGCTGTTTGCAATCTTTGCTGTTTCTACAGAGTCTGAAGCAAGTTTAGCAGCAGTTACGTTTGCATCTTTAATCTTTAATGTTTCAACTGCATCTGTAGCAAGTTTTACTGCAGTTACAGCACTTGCAGCAATCTCTGCTGTATCTACTGCTGAATCTGCAATCTTAGCATTTGTAACTGAGTTTGCAGCAAGTTTTGCATCTGTTACGTTAGCATCAAGAATCTTTGCTGTTGTAACTGCATCTGAAGCCAACTTTGCTGCTGTAACATTTGAATCTACAATCTTTGCTGTTTCTACAGAGTCTGCAGCAAGTTTAGCAGCGGTTACTGCTGCATTAACAATCTTTGCTGTTTCTACAGAGTCTGTAGCAAGTTTTGCTGCAGTTACGTTTGCGTCTAGAATTTTTACAGTAGTTACTGAATCTGAAGCAAGGATTGTTGCTGTAACTGTACCAGTATCACCAGATGTAACTACTGTTCCATCTACGTTAGGAAGTGTAATTGTACGATCTGCTGTTGGATCTACAACTGTAAGAGTTGTCTCATAATCGTTTGCTGTTGCGCCTTCAAATGTAATCTGTGTATCAAATACACCAACTGCTTGAGGTGCTGCCCACTTAACACCTGTTGCCTCATTTGAGTCTGCTGTTAAGATATAATTATTTTGTCCAACGCCTAATTTAGATATTGCATTATCTGCAGTACCAACTAGTAAATCACCTTTTGCATCTACAATTTTCTTTGTAAGAATATCGTGGCCGTCAACGGTTGCGCTTGCGCCTTCAACTACTAATCCAGCCTTTACTCTAAAATCTTTTGTTACTGTTGCCATTTGTTATCTCCTTGGTTAAGCCTTCAAACCAGTACGCATGTAGCGTAAGGTAATCGGGGTCTGACCCACCACGGGAATTACAGTTAGATTAACTGTGCCTCCTGCCCTAGAGACGCTAATGGTGCCAATATTCCCATTGTTGTCTACTGTTCCATATTCACTAACATTATCATCTGTGCCTGCTGGGATTATGGTTAACTCTGTTGTGAAGAACTTGTCTTCAGTGCTCTTCTTTAATGTGACCACGTATTTAACGGATCTCCATTCTGAGGCTGTAAAATTATCAAAGATTGTGCTGTTCTCAATACCAGTGATTGTTACTTCGTTGTTACCCGCAGAACCTAGATCTGTTGCCTGTGCTGATGCGGTATCAATTAAATCTACATACTGTTCTTCAGTAGGTCTATCGCCTGTTTGGAAATAAGCCTTTACGCTTGATAATGATATTTTAGCCATGTCTGAATTATATCATAGATTTTAAAGTATATAGTTAGAGAAACCAATTACCTGAACCCCAATACCTGGGGGATTGTCTGCTCTATATCCTTCAATACCAATATTGGTTATAGTTAATCTAAATGGAAGTATTTCCGTTACCGTTGTTGTTTTAGGATAGTCTGCAGTTACCAAAGATCCAATAGAGCCTGATATGTTTTGAATTGTTGGCGATATTACAATTGTTGCTGCTGTAACTAAAAGAGCAATGTTAGAAATTAATGAAGAATGGCCAGAAATGTTTTCTAATGTTGTTGTTGGTTTTATGTCAGAGATGGTTTGGCTTCTGCCAATATTAGTTATATTGGTTGTTGCCATGATTAACTTACTGTATCTTGTTCTGTAACTTCACCGATCATAATCATTTCACCCTGACAAACAGTCCAAACACGAGTAGCATCTCTTAATTGAATATCAAAGACATCGCCCGTTCTTAAAATCTTAGACTGTGCAGGCGAGAGTGTAACTGTAAACTCTCCAGCCTCATCAAATTCTGTTTGGTCTGGATAAACCGTAAACAATAAATCATCTCCAACGTTATCAGAGTATCGTCTAAACTCTCCAGAAATGTCCCATCCAGAATCGTCTCCAACAGATGTGGTGTCATAATCTAAAGGATTTTCAAGATCATCTTCAACATAAATTCTAAAAGAAGCACTATCTCCAATTACACAAGTCCAGTTAACAAGTGGGGGTATATTTCCAACATTGTATGTTGAAGGAGCGGGAGCAACGGGCTGAGGATCTAATGCAGTCTCATTGGGGTTTCTATATACGGCCATTGTTAAATTATACCATTAAGCAAGTCCATTTTTTAATGCCCCCCAAGTTCCATTACCCTTTGGCTGACCAACAATAATAATTCCAGTTGAGGCATTTGATTTAGCGACTACCGCTACAGCCCCTGACCCACCAGTAGGAATTGAGTTTGTCAAACCTCCACCATTGGCAACATATAAGATATCTCCAGCGGTATAAGAAGAAGTGTCAATTCCTTCAAATACTCCAGAGATAATTATTACTCCATCTGCGTTATTTGAAATTGCTGCCTGTGTTATTCCTACAACTGGAAAGGTTGTTAAGTCATCTGAATCAGATTTTGCAATTAATGGTTTTGTTGAATACCCTGAAATATATACTGGAGTTCCTTTTGCAATTGTTGCACCTGTTGTATTTCTAACTTCTAAAGAAATAAATGGAACACCAACATTAGATAGGACATCTTCTAATCGCTCTGCAAGTGACTGAATATCCTCATGAACATTTACAGGGTCACTTAAAACGGGATAAGGAAGATCATAAGTATTAGTTGCACCAGTAGCCATAGTACTTATTATTATACCACTTCCCTCACAAAAAATTAAAAAGTTACCAAAATGTTACCTAAAGTTTGACTTTGGAGCCAAATTCATGTTATAATTAATACATGCTACTAACAAGTAGCATTTTTAGTCTCTAGGAGGTTTTTATTATGAGAAGAGATAAAAAGGCTTGGATTGGAATCCTAGCATTAGTTGGAGTTGTGGCACCATTTAGCAACTTTGCTAATGCATCAACTACGGAAAACAACTTACTAATTAAACAGGCTGAAAACCCTGCTGCCACCCACAAGGTGGCTTTTGTTGTTTCTAAAGCAAAAATGTTAGAACGTTATGAAAACAAGACACATCTTACAGATGTTGAATTAAAGAAGTTACTTTCTTTGGTGGGATTTGAAGGTAATGATTTAGTAGTGGCTTGGGCTATTGCCAAGAAAGAATCTAATGGTCGTCCTTTAGCATTTAACGGAAACCATAAGACAGGGGACTCATCCTACGGGATGTTTCAAATTAATATGATTGATACACTGGGTCCAGATAGACGAGATAAGTTTGATCTTGACTCTAACGCTGAATTATTCAATCCCGTCAAAAATGCTGAGATTGCATACTACATGTCTAGGGGTGGAGAAGATTGGTCTTCTTGGAAGGGCATAACACCTAAAACTAGAATGTGGATGAATAAATTTCCTAAATAATAAAAAGTAACCCTCTATTAATTTAGGGGGTTATTTTTTTGTTTAAAAACTTTAATTCAAGGTCTGGATTTTCACTAATCCAAATTGGCATAGCATATCTAATGCCAGTTTTTACAACTTCTACCCCATGACTTGTTTTTTCTGATCCTGAATTAAATAGGGTTAAATCCCCCATTTTAGGAGAATGTCTAAAGTTTAGGTCTGGAAAAACAATGTCCCCTCCAGAGAAATCATTATTTAGGTATGCTACTGCAGTTACTGAAAAATGATCCTTACCATCCTCTAAATCACTGTGTAGTTGCATCTTGAACCCTGGATTATATCTAGACAACATGTATTCTGTTATGTATAGGTTTTCGTTGTTTAGTACTTCTCTAATTTTCTTTATATATTTAGACAATAAAGAAACCATTATTTCAGACTCAGAGTTAACAATCATCTGCCTTAAACTATTTTCTATCCAAAACTTTCTATCTTTTACGCTATCCATGTAACTAGTTATAGAAAGACACTCTTCTTCTGTAAGAAAACCTTCAATTACTTTTAGTTCATCATTATTCACTATTATTCTCCTTTAAAGAATTTATAAAAAGATCTGCATTTCTTCTTAACTTATTATACTCTCCAATTTCAAATTCTGAGTTATCTAAAGACTTCATATATGGACAGTAAACTCTTGCCTGTTTCATACAATCAAAATGTAGTGGATGATTATCTGAAAAAACACGAGATCCAACTTCAAATGGGTTAGCGTTTGTGTCTGTCCATCTTATACACTCTTCTGTATCATCTATTTTTATGCCGCAAAATGAACATAAATTATTTTTATAAACTAAAGATTCATTATCTTCTACTACATTAAAAACAACCCTAGTAACTTCATCAAAAATTGGTTTTGACTGCCAGGGTATAGGAATTATCTTATGTAAATAAAACTTTCCTTTTACTTTTTTACCGTTTGCTAATACTCTTTTCCTATTCCAAAAACTTTGTGGCACGTTATGCGATGGTCTTGGAGATCCTGTAAAATTAATTAATAAATTATTCCAAATTAAGGTTTTAGATATATACTTTCCCATATTTATTCATAACTTTTCTTTTTCCAAATATTTTTTTTATACCAGCCATATGCTGGAAGTATGCTTTTAATATGATTAAGATTTGCTTTTTGTAAAATACCTTTGTCAATTTTGCTTTTCCAATTTTCTCTTTTAAATAAAATAATTTGAGCAATTGGAGTTCCTGCAGGAATTATTCCTTCAAAAGTTGAACTAAAATATACTGGAATAGATCCATTATACATATCGAACTCTCCATCTACAATTCCAGTTAAAGTAAAAAATGGTAAATCAAATCTATTTAATGGATGACCAATAAGGGCACTATAACCTTTTGGTATGTTAATTGCATGCTGTGTCTTCCATGCAAAATGATTTGGAGAACATCCCATTGGGGTTGGTAGGGTTGAATTTTGACTTATTAATCTTTTTTCTACAATAGGAGGTACTAAATTTATATTGTTCCAAGTTATAATTGGGCCTGCATCTGTTTGTTGTATAGCAATATCCATTGATAATGGCATCATATACCCAGAGAGAAGGCTGTCGCTAAAAGATGAGCAAAGTTTAAATCCTGGTTCAATTGGTAGACTTTTTATTATTTTTTGACCATCTTTTATATTGTCTCCTCTTTTATACCATTCTGGCATAAACTCTTTTGCTGGAGATATTTCTTTTATTCCATCAATTATTGCAGAGTGCCTAAATATATTTTTCATTTTTCCCATAACTCTAGTATACATAAAAATTATTCTTCATTATTTAAAAGATTTTGATGTCCAAAACATTTTTTTATAT